ACCTGAGTCAGTTCCGGATTATTTTTTTTAAATTCGTCTAAGTCAGAAATCCGAAGAGTCTTTTCAAAGATCTCTCCGGTTTCTTTATTTTTAAAGTTGTAAATTGCCATAATAAAATTCACTGGTCATAAAGTAGATCAATACGACAGGATACGCGAGATCTGATCCTGAAGAGATATGATCACCCCCTATTTAGCAGTTGGAACCCTTTGTTGTAGTATAATAATTATCCGTTGTCACATTCGAATTACAATAATAATTGTATGTCGTTTGGGAGAGTGACATGGACGTTCTATGAATTGTTGCAGTTTTATTACTTACTTTATTATTCGACATAGTAGATTCCTTATAGGTCGAGTGGGTTTAAGCTGCTACCTTGGGTTACTTACGGATCAAATCGGGGAATGCCTCCTGTACAAGTTTTTTAGTTAAGAATTTTATTGGTGATTTTTTCTCTATCATAGAGAGAACTAAATCAGCATCTTTAGGATGGATAGACTCTAGTAGTTCTATAAATTTGTTTTCTCTTTTGTAGGCAGGGAGATCAGTGCCAGGCCCACCATTTACAAAAATACCAAACATTTTATGCCCTCTCAATAGAGTGGAGGGAACACTTCTTTCGTTATTCGGGGTGAATGGAGGTTTTCCTTCGGGTAAAAGAAACTCTAAAGAATCGTCAAAAGTTCCTCTTAAAACATCCTTAAGTGCCTGAACATCAGAATATTTACTTAGAACCTCTAATCGAGATTTTTTATTTTTAGATTTACTGAACTCTTCAAGTATCTCAAAAACTTCAGGATTTCTTGTAGTATATGCCATAATTTAATTGCCTCTGTTAATATTATATATACTTTTTATTAGGTTTATCTTTTACTAATCTACGACATTCGTTAAATCTACGAATACTTGTTAAAACACCAAACAATTCATCGTCAGCTTTCTGAGAAAAACTTAACCAAAATATAAGCATTATTCTTAGTATCCAAACGCCTACTTTTCTTGAAACCATTTTGGTACCTCTCGGTTAGACCATTTAGCGAAGTACTTTTTTTCTTCTCGATAGTATTTACGGTAACCTTCAGTAACATTATCATTTTTGCAATATTCGGGCATACATTGTGGCATAACAGTCTCAGGTCCTACCTGATTAATATTCTTAGGGGCGAACCACAACTGACTAGATAGTTTATCATAGGTAGCGTGTATTCTTCCATAACGGTGCGTATATTCTTTAGCGCAAGCTACAAAATGATTATACAACCATCGGTAGTTTCTTTTGTTTTCTCTTGTCCAGATAGCGGAGGGATGGTTAACATGACAAGCTTTGTATAGAAGTCTTTCTTGAGCATCACCATTGAGTCTCCATCGTTTTATTCTACGACCACTTTTAGTTCTATCAGTATATTCTTCACCATCAATAACGCGATGAGCGGTTGATAGTAACTGGGCATATTCAATGACCATTTTGACCACATGTTTGTCACACATCATTTGAGCTGATATAACAGGGTCGTCATGTAATCTAAAAATATTCATTCGTAATCCCAAATACAAGAAACAATATCTTTAACAAATTCTAAAGGGAGGTCTAACTTATTAGAAATATCCTGTACTGAAACTGCTTGTTCATATAACTCTTGAACTTCAAAAACTACCGTACTCATTTTACTCATTTTATCTCTCCTAAGTTTTTTACTTTAAGTTCTTTCATCGTATCACTATCAAGAAAATGTCTGTCCATTAGATTAGGTCCAGTAGCAATACTGTAGTAATCAATATCTTCAGGAGTGTGCACAAACATTATTTCACCAGAAAGGACACCACTAGGAGTGTCCCATTGAATTGTCTCACCAACTATACCGTACATTATGTCTTCCCCTTATATCCAAGAGTTTCCATCGCGAAGACCGGAGAGCCTCCGACTTCGTACCCATAATCTTCATCGAAGAATTTGTTGTTGTGGTCAGAAAGATACATATACTCCTCAACCTGAACATTTTTCACTAGGAAGTTAACCCATGCTTTCCAAGGTTTGTAACCATGTTTGAATCTCGCGACAAAAGCAGGCTTTAACTTACCGTGCCAACCTACGTGACAGTTAGGATGAACATCTTGCATAAACTTGGCACCTTCGAAATCACCTTTGTATGTTAAGTACATACCGTCCCATTGGAAATCTTCTTTAACAAAATAAGTCATAATAAACACTCTCTCTCAATCATCAATACATAGGTATTATACAATATTTTACACACTTTGTCAACACATTTATTACTTATTTTCAAAATAATATTTAATATCTTTCTTGTTAAACTTGCGAAACTTTCGTCTACTTGCACTCCAAGACTTCATAGGAGAATTAAATATTTTAACATCCTTTGTACCATAAGGAACATAACCCACAAGGTCCGTACCCTTAGTTATATACACGTGATTGGGGACTTTGTACTCACCCCAATCGGTCAACTCTTCTCGCCACAAATAGTGACAGGCTTCATCAAAAGTCATATTAAAACTCCACTCGGTCAAAGACAGCAACAGCACCATAGAAGTGACCACCAATCAATCGGTCACAAAGTTGGGAAAATCGTGAGTCAGATGTTGCGGCATAGTTACCACCGAACATTGTCCATTTATCCTTCTTCGATGAGGGAACAACTCTAAGACACTTACGACCACCGATAGGTTCTTCCATAATCAGTTCCGCAGCTGGGTAATCTGAACACGGTTCGAAAGGACCCTCTGCATTAACTATAGTAAAACCCTTACTATATGAAGACTCACCACCAGCGGTGCAGTCGACATTATCTAAAAAACTATTTCCATACGGAACTTGTTTGTAAACACTAACATGAATTCCCATAACATACTCTCTCTTTATCAATTTATGTAACCATTATACAACAGCCAACAAGGTTTGTCAAGCGTTTCTTGAAATTAAATGAAGTTTTTTTATGAGAAAGGTGGCGGAGAGGGTGGGATTTGAACCCACGATACGCTATTAACGTATGCCAGTTTTCAAGACTGGTGCATTCAACCGCTCTGCCACCTCTCCGAAAATTTTATGGTGGGGGGAGGTGGATTCGAACCACCGAAGCTTTCGCGTCAGATTTACAGTCTGATCCCTTTGGCCGCTCGGGAATCCCCCCCGATTAGATTAATCTTTAAACTTGTTATCAATCCAACATTTACCATAGTACAAAATTCCCAACCAAACAGAGAAGAGTATTCCGTCTAGGTAACTGAGTGATTCCCAAACATTTATAGGGTCCATAATGTTTTCCTATATTGGCGGACTGGACGAGACTCGAACTCGCGACCTCCGGCGTGACAGGCCGGCATTCTAACCAACTGAACTACCAGTCCTAGTTAATGGCTCCGTCTGGTGGGCTCGAACCACCGACCCAGTGATTAACAGTCACTTGCTCTACCAACTGAGCTAAGACGGAATAAATTTGTCTGGTGACACAAAACTCTTCTTTGACCTTATACGTTGCACGTGCATAGTCTCCAAGCCTTCTGACTAACGGTACCAGCTACCGACCTACTTGGTGTCGTGTTTCTATTTGGGATGATTAATCCCATTCTCATCATAGGAGAAACAAATAACTACTAGTCCTCAATCATAGGACTCGTATGGTGGAGGTATGCGGGATCGAACCGCAGACCTTCGCCGTGCAAGGGCGACGCTCTCCCAGCTGAGCTATACCCCCAAAATGGAGCTCGGAACAGGAGTCGAACCTGCGACCTGCTGATTACAAGTCAGCTGCTCTACCAACTGAGCTATCCGAGCATTGATTCGTGTATTATAACACAATAAAAAAACTTTGTCAAGTATTTAATCTTCAACAGTTTCCGCTACTAGGGGTGCCTTCCGACGAACCAGTTCATTTCTGGCTTTTTGTTTTTTCTTGCCCGTAGTGTTGTCTTTGGCAATAGATTCTTGGAGTTCTTCGGTAGGAACAGTGTGTATATAATACCGAGTAATATTTCTTTTCCTGTCTTTTGTATCGGGTTTCCATTTGATTGGCATAATAAATTTCCTATTTTTTCATGTTAATAGATAGGTGTTTGGAATGTACCTTACACCCAATAAACTCATTGTAAAAGTCCGAAGACTCTAGTACTTCGTATTGAAATTGGTACTTAGCTTCATAGTAAGAACAGTCTCCTTTAGATTTGCATAATCTAAGTATCTCCCTACTAAAAGCTTCACCACCTTTCTGTTCAACTAAAGATTTAACATTCTCACTTGAACCATAATAATCCATCCAATCAGATTGAACTTTAGTTTTAACTCTTCTCTTTCTCTTTTTGGTGACGGGCAAAGTTTTTGGTTTCCAAAATAACTTCTTACCGATATATTTTTTACCACTATTTTTTTCAGTCACCATATAAACAAACCCGACATAAGTTTTGAGGAACTCATCGTCGGGTTTAAATTCTTTATCTTCATATATCCACATAACAATTATATATGTCTATATTAACTACTCGTAATCATCTACCTCTTCAGCGTCTATATCAGAACCACACATAGGACAGAAACGAGGGACTTCATCCTCATCTATTTCGTACCTTATTTTTACTATTGTAAAAATGTCGCATATTGGGCATTCTATCTCCCACATTATGCTAAACAACCTTTACCATCTAGGCCACAAACCGGACTTTCTTCTTCCTCTTCCCATCCCCATTCTCCATCCATGCCATTTACGGAATACTCTGTCACTCTTTTTTCAAAGAAGTTATCATGCGAGGCACCATTAAGGACCCAATCTAACCAAGTCAATGGGTTATCCTTAACTCCAAACTTTGGTTTCATTCCGAGTTGAAGAAGCCTACGATCAGCGATGTGACGAATGTACTGTTTAACATCTGTTTCAGTTAGACCTTCAATGGTACCCGACTTATATGCAAGTTTGATGAATCGGTCTTCTAACTTAACAGCGTTCTTTGCCATCTCATAGATCTTAGACTTGAGTTCGTCATTAACAATACGTGGGTGTTCTTCACAGAACTCACGGAATAGTTTTGCATTACCCTGTACGTGCATAGTCTCGTCACGGATAGACCACTCTACAATAGTTCCCATACCTTTCATCTTACCGAAACGTTGGAAGTTTAGTAGCATCACGAATGATGCAAACAGAGACATACCTTCATTGAATACGGACTGAGCTAGAACAAGTGCGAGTCCGGTATGGGAGTTTATATTCCCCTCTTTCATGAAGTCTAACTTATCTGCCATTTCACTATATTCTAGAAATGCGTGATGTTCTTCATCAGGTAAACCTAGAGTGTCATTTAACAACGCATAAGCACGCTGATGAACACCTTCACGATTAGCAAAAGACGCTAACATATTTCTTATTTCATTATTCTTGAATTTGGGTATAAGAAGTTCGTGATAGTTTTCTCCTACCTGAACATCTGACTGCGTGAACAGTCTCAATATCTGAGTTATGAATTCCTTTTCTTGTTCAGAAAGTTTAGTCTTCCAATCCTGAATATCTTCAGAAAGTTCGGCTTCATCTTCTACCCAATGAATCTCTTCATGTTTTTTTACCATATCTACCGCCCAAGGATAGGCGAAAGGTTTGTACGATTTACTAAATTCTAATAGTGACATTTATCCCTCACAAGCTCTGCATTCTTCGGATTCTTCTTGGACCGGATTGTCCAAGAACTTCATTAAATCTTCGTACCCACCAACATATTTTCCGGAGACATATATTTGAGGTACACTTTTTACCTTTCGACCAGTGACTTCGGCCGCAGTCTTACCCACTTCTTTTAGGTTTATATAATCATAATATATGCCACGTAATTTTAATTCATCTTTCGCTAACTGACAGAAAGGACAATTGGGTATACCATAAACAAGAGTTCTTGTATCCTCCCCAAGAGCAACTCGTTCTACCTTCTCCGAAACATTTTCTGCACGACTCTTAGCTTCAGTTCTTAAATAATATAATCCCTTCAAACCTATTTTCCAAGCCATAAGATGAACCCTATTGACATAATGTTTATCTGCCCCAGCTGGGAAAAATATATTAACGGATTGTCCTTGACAAATATATTTTTGTCGATCTCCAGCATGTTGAACAACCCAAGTCTGATCAAGTTCTTGTGCGGTTTTAAATACCGCTTTCTCTCCTTCTGTGAGGAATGGTAAATGTTGTACCGAACCTTTATTGGTTATAATTGATGTCCAATTGGATTCGTTATTCTCCCCCTTCTCCTCTAGTAATTTTATAAGGTAATTATTCTTAACTAAAAAAGAACCAGCACGAGTTCTGTGTGTGTAAGCATTCGCCTTTGATGGTTCTATAGAAGGACTTGTACTCAAAATAACACCAGAAGATGCGTTAGGAGCAATAGCCATCAAGTGGGCGTTTCTACGACCACTACCCAGACCATCTGGATATTCTCCTCTTATTTCTGCAAGATGTTTTGTCTCCGCAACAGCCTCAGAGTTGATATGACTAAAGACCGCATTATTTATATTTCTGGCGGTCTCCGATTCCCAAGCTACACCATGTTTCTGTAATAAAGAGTGAAAACCCATTGCACCAAGGCCTATGGATCTTTCTCTATACGCAGAGAATCTGGCTCTCTTTATACTATCTGGAGCATTCTGAATAAAATGTTCTAAAACATTATCCAACATACGAACCAAATCCCTAACGATATTAGTATCTTTCCATTCTTCATAATACTCAAGGTTGAGGGAGGACAAACAACAAACCGCAGTACGATCTTTGTCTGTGGGTAAATGTATTTCATTACATAGATTGCTTCCCTGAATTTTTAAACCCAAGTCTTTTAATGGTTGAGGGAGATCTCTATTGGCGGTATCTATAAAATTTAGGTAAGGTTCCCCTGTTCGAAATCTCGTTTCTAAAATACGTTCCCACAATTTACGAGCGTTGACAGTATCTTTTATAGTATTTCCTTTAGGACAAACTAGATGAAAGTTTCTGTTATTTTTTACGGCTTCCATAAAATCATCACTGATATTGATGGCGTTATGGAGATTCAAAGCTTTACGTTGAACATCCCCAGTGGGGATACGCATATTAAGGAATTCGATTATTTCTGGATGGGAGACATCCATGTATGCCGCGTAAGAACCTTTCCGAGTTTTACCTTGACGATATGCGATCATATCCGCATCGACAGTATGTAAAAAGGGCATAGGGCCGGGAGCTATATCTGAAACTGATCTGACATCCGACCAATGACCTCCTACTCCACCACCCATAATAGACAACCATCTTAGTTCGGAAGAGTGCTCTATGAGTCCCTCGACTGTGTCAGGCACATAGGTGAGGAAACAAGATATCGGAAGACCCTTGTTTTTCTTTTTTATTCTGGGATTAGGGGCATTAGATAATACTGGAGAGGCAAACATGAACCATTTCTGACTCACATACTCATAGAGTCTCTGTGCGAGACCTTCTTCGAGTTCTCCATTATAGGTCGACCACGCTGTGGCAGCACGGGCATATGCGTTCTGAGGACTTATTTCTCCCTCTTGCATATAGAAGTCTTGTAACATTGATAGAGCATAGTCTGTAAGTAATTCATCTCTTTTTTTATTAATTCTTACAGACATTCAAATAGACTCCGAATTTAAATCATTAAAGGTAAGTCTCTTTCCTTCATTGATAAAAGATTTAATTGTGTCTAATATATATGAATTTTCTTTACTATAACTGGAGAAATTTTTAGATATTATGTGACTTCTTAGGGATAACTTGGGATCAGATAATAGGAATCTGTTCGAGGGAAGATCGTGATTTTCTTCCATAGGATCAAGGTTTACCAAGACAACCTCATCATGTTTTCCATAGTGTGCTTGAACAACACCTTTGGCTCCACCTATTGCGGATTCATCAAAGAAGACTACCGCCTTGTCTTCAATGTTCATAACAACGACTTTCATTTTGATAATTGACATTTCAATCCTCGCATAATTTAGTATGTATTATATCACAAAAGACAAAGAATGTAAAGAACTAAATTGAAGGATTTTCTCTTCTGTCAATCATTCTTTGTAATATTGGTGGTACATCCTTTCTTTTCTTTTTTCTGTCGTATTTTTTTCTAACGACAACTGTAGAACTATCATCTCCAGTTCCCACAACCGAAGTTGTAGATGTTGAGGCTGTTTCCTCAAAATTATCTTTCCACTGTTTAAATGTTCTCATTAATCTCTCTCCAATAAAATCATGTGATTTTGTCTGTCTGTTGCTGGATATATATACTCTTTTAATTTATGATACGGAAAATCTAGTTTTGTAAGATAGTGATCGACCAAATCTCTTGGATATATCTTATCTGTTTCTGACATACACCGTACATAATCATCGACCAATATATATTTTACTTTCGCATTATTACATAAATTAAGATCTCTAGACATTGCGTCTGTTCTATGATCACCATCAATAAAAACCATATCATAATTTTCTATCTCGTGGGGTTCTATAGAATGTGAATTTCTGTGAGAAAAAGTAAATCTCTCTCCGAACATATTCTTAATTTTTTCCGCATTTACAAGGGTATGATCATACTGACCGATATCCACGGAATGTAAATTCAGTTCTTTCATTATACTCATGAAAGTATAAGAACTATGTCCATAATTAAAACCAATCTCAAATAAGTTATTGCAGTTAGTTTGTTTTAGTATTGCAGAAAAAATAAGACACGTTACCTCACTAGGAACAACATGACCCTCTCTTTTAGGCCAACCTTCGGTGAGAAACTCGCAATCTTCGACGAGATTCATTTTTTTAGTTCACCTGTGGTTACATACATGGGTTGTTGAGATTTTATGTGTATTGCCTCATATATGTTTATACCAAAAATCTCACCACAAGGTTGAGAATTATCTTCAGTTATTCTTATCTGGTCATTAGAGGAAACCAACTCAATAAAATTTGAAGTTACTGTTTCTTCTTTTATTCTATAAACGCCAGGCGATATTTGATGGTCCTCCAACATAAACCATTCAGACTGTTCCTGTAGGATGTCTAGAATATCTATCCCAGTATCCTTATGAATTTTCGTTATTCCTTTGTCGTTTAACTCTCCATGTTCTTTGATCAAATATAACGCAGCTGCGTATGATGCTAGACGACTACTTCCGCCCGGAGCCTTTGCCATAAGTTTCTTTATATTGAAAACAAGTCTATGAAAAGGAGTGTAATAGTTTCGGTAAGCTTCTCTTTCGTCCATAGTATTCATACTATAGTCTTTACGTTTTTTACCATCCTTGTCTATAATTCCAGCCTTAAAAGTTTCGGTTTCTTCTATGGGTGTGACCAGTAATTTTAAAAATCTTACCGTATAAACTAAGTCAGCTGCTGATTTTAATAGTCCCATTATCTCATATCTCTTAATATTCTTACTACATTTTTATCCATATCTATACCAGTCAAGTCGTCATTATTGATTGCTTTTAAAAATACAAGAAAGGGTTTCAAAGCATTCCACTGCTCGATACCTTCTATTTTTAATGCCAACATCTCCACTCCAGCCTCATTACCAAAAACATTAAAGATTACAATAAGGTGGTTTAGTATTAGTCTTTCGGAAAGTTCCGAAGAAACTACGTATTTATTCAATAACCTTTTGATGTATTTTAATCGTTTTAAATCCGAAAAGAATTCTTCACTGTCTATACATGTCGGATTATAGTAATGTTGTGCCGCATACAAAACTAGATTTTTATTTGTTAATTCCATTATCTAAAAACTCTGGTAAACTCTGATATTCTGGTAAAGGTCCTAGTTTTTCTACCATTTTATTAAATGGTTCCAACCAATCCCAGTTATTTTTTTTAACAGTTCCCTCATAGTCTTGCATGTATAAATATGTGGGTTTTGTTTTTTCTCTATATCTTACCATATTTAGACCACCACTAAGTGCGATCCTTTTGAGCTTTAAAAATTGTATGGTATCTTCACCAATTACCAAAGAGTTATCATAGTCAATCATCTCCGCACATTTCCTAGAGAGGAAAACTATTCTGCACATAGATTCATGAGATTCTCCATACTTGCCTATTATATCGTTAAACTTTAATCTTTCATCAGCTAATTTTTCTGCGTATTCTTTAGAATAATTTCCGTATTCTTTGTCCATAAAAAAATGTGTAAGATATTCTTTAGTTATGTCTTGTTGACGCAAAGAAGATTTGTCAAATGGGAAGTAGTGTACATACCAACTTCCTCTTTTAGATTTTTTTACTGCTTTTTGTCGATACAAAACTAAACAATCTGGTGCATTATACCACATAGAAAGACGTTTGTAAAGGTCTACGCCATACTTTGTAAGAATATCATCACCATCAATATGCACCATATATTCATTATCACTTTCTAAGAAAAGTTTTATCACTGAATTCTTTCCTGTAGCCGGAGTACCGTCCGAATCGGTGATATAATATTCTATTTTATTTTCTACACAAAAAGAAACCGCAGCATCTATATAATTCTCATCCAAAGAATTAATGACGACTACGGCCTCTGAAATAGGGACTACATTAAAATGTCTTCGCAAACACCCTATATGATTAGAAGTAAGAATGTAAAATTTCACAGAAGTCTATTCTGACTTAACACCACAGTTTTTCAATGTGGTCAACATATCTACTTTCTTTAGATCTCTTACAATATCTATTCCATGATGACTGGCGAGTTCGATAAGTTCTCTTTTAGTCATCTTATCGATGGATTTTTTAGGGGGAGATTCCGTCAAAAATCTTGAGGTCAATTGTCCAGTTTTAGGATCAGTTTTCTTAAATAACATTATATACCCTATGATACCAATAACCAAAGATATTAATACGTATGTAAATAAAGTATCAATTTCCATAATAAAATCTCAAAGTTTACCCTTAATTAGAACCTTTTACTGGTTTTTTATCACCAATCTCGTTATCATTAGGTCTCTTCTTCTTGGAGGGTCCACCCTTTCCAGCTTTAGACGCTGTCTCCGCAGCCTTTTCACCATCAGCAACAACTTCTGGGGTGTCCGCGTCATGTTGCTTTGCGAATTCTTTAGACTTAGGAGACTCTTTGTCCATAATACCTTCAGGTTTAGCGGCAGACTCAGGAGCTTTCTTACCATGAGCTTCTACAATCTGATCCCACATAGCATCAAAAGATTCTTTGATTTTTGATATCTCCGCTTTCTTGTCCGCAGTTTTAGGGTTTTTCTTCATATCAGAACCGCCATCTACTTCAGGTTCTTTATCGGTATCAACTGGATCTGCTTCATCATCATCCTTTTCAGCTTCAGTCTCTCCATCATCTTCCTTACCCTTCTTCTTGGGTGGGAAAGGTTTCTTTTTATCGTCCTTTTCCGCTTCAGTATCATCTACAGCTTCGTTCTTTGCTGGTTTCTTACCGCCATCAATAGAATCATCGGTAGCTTTACGACGCTTGTGTAGATACTCGTCAGAAGAGTCAACATCTCCGTCGTTATCAATATCCTTATCTTTTCGATCTTTGAACTTTTTATCGTTCGCTTTATCATCGACAGGGTCGAGAGTTTTCTTTTCTTCTAGTGCTTCTTCTTTAGAGACCATTGACTTATATGCCTCTATCGCACCGATTAATTTATTATTTGACATTTTAGCCTCTTAGTGTATATTCATTGTTAAAATTTTAAACATTGTACCTAACGCGGCAGTAGCAACAACATACATAATACCGTATAGGATTTTTACCGCACGATGAGATTCATCGGCTTTACTTTCTAGATTGTCTATTTTTTCAGACATTCTATTAATTCTTTTGTACTGATTCTGATTTGAAGTCTCTATCGCAATGAGTTTTTCTTCAGCTCTAGCCAAAGATATCATTGCATCGGATAGTTTATCTATCTTCTCTTCAATTCTACTGAGACGATCATCTCTCCAATTTTCTTGTGATTCCGACATTAATGGACTTTCCCATATTATATTAGTTTTATTTATAAAAAACTAAAAACCTGAATTTATTGCTAACGTTCTTAGAACTCTAGCATCGACATTATATTGTTTAGATACGACACCAGCATAATATTCCAGTCCATGACGGCGTCCCTTTTCCGATTTTTTCCTATCCCAAATATCCTTCAGGATTTTAAGTGCGGCAGAATACTTTTTTTTCTGAATAGTATTTGCCATAACTCTTTTTAGTAACTGTCCGGTAGGTGCTTCAGTTACGACTTCAGATGAAATATACTCCTTAAAGGATTTCATCACTCTACCTTTGCACTAGCACGCCACTGACGACAACTCCAGTACCTAGCTTTCCACTTAGGGCCTGGATCTGAACAATTATGTCTTGCGCGGAAACTTTTTCTTCTTTCGGGATCATCTCTTTTGATCTCCATATTAGGATCACCAAAAGATACCTTTACAACATTACCCTTATCGTTCTTTACATACACATAAAACTTCTTAGAACCACCACGTTGAATCTTATTCAACTTGACGTTTTCTTTCTTACCCTCTTCAGATACATATTCCGCATCCTCAATGACAAGTTCTTCATCTAAGGTAGAACAATCGTCACAACAAGATTCTGATAGAAACTGTGAAAATCTTTTCATGGTATTATCCTTTCATATTCATTGCTTTCTTCATAGAAGGCAATGACTTATTAATCTCATCCTGAAACTTCTTACGTACAGCAGGCTTCTTGAAAGAATCAAATTTCTTAGCAACTAATTGACAAGCCTTTTGTGGAAACTTCTGAGTCTTACCATCCTGAAAAGTTACAGTACAACCCTTAGGCATATCAACACCACGACGAATCTGCATAATCACATTCTTATCCGCAGCTTTACGATCATCAGAAGTTGCTTTGTAATCATCAACATCAGCAGAGTCCTTTTCTGTAGATTTCTTAGGACGACCATATGAGATTGCTTCTTCAACAGATTCCTTCACTTCTGGATTTTCGTGAGAGTAAATGTGAGGTTCGAAAGCCTCTGCCAAAGACCAACCTTTTCTTAGGTATTCCTTTTCTTTGGACTTATCGATTACGATTGTCTTACCACCCTTCTGAACCATAGAGTCCTTCTTAGGATTTTTCATCTGTCGAGCTTCTTCAACCTCTTCACGAGCAACTAGTTTCCAGCCCTGTCTTTTCATTCGGTCAGCAGTCTTACCATCAACCTTACGAGTGTAAGGTCCTTTCTTCATGGTGTAGTTTTCTGCACCTTCTCTTATTTCTTTAAATGTTTTCATTTTTTATAATGCTCTATTGTATTTCCTATTAGTTTATTTTCAAATTGAAAAACATGCGTACATTCAAGTACCCCATTCTTCCTACAAAAATCATGTATAACAGCATCAGAATTAAATTCTATAATGTTAGTTTCCACAGCACTTTTGATCATTTTTCTTGCAACATTTGGCGTAATGTAATATGCAAGTCCAGCAAGTTTAGCTTTATGATTATTCCCTAAAGGATGATTTTTAACATTAGCGTAACCCAAACAAACCATAGATTTTTTCCAAAATTTTTCCGAAATTTCTTTAGTTAACAAAGCATCATG